TTAACAGCTTCCAGAGCGAACGCACCCAGGCCAGCCATAGAGCCGCCATAGGTCTTAGCCGCACCGGAAACCGTTCCTGCCACACGAGAGCCGAGAGAGGGCGCGTCGTCCACCCGATAAACGGTCTGTCCACCCCGCCGCGTTCCCATCGCCTGCGCGACACCGGGTTTGCTCTGCGCGGCGCGGTTCTGGAGGTCCTGGGCGACCATGGGGTCATAGCCGTAAGCGGAAGGGTCGACGGCAGGCGCGGCTTTCGTGGACCGGATGTAAACCGGCGATTTCTTTGTGACGGCCCCGCTGTTGGTCTTTCTGGCCTTTGCGGGCGCAGGTGCAGGGGGCGCGGCAGTGGTCTTTTTTGTCTCGCTCTTCGGACGGTTGTCAAGAGAAGACGGGGCAGGCTTTTTTGTCTTTTTGGTTTTGGTGAAAGAAACAGAACTGCTTTCGCCCATTTCTTTCTTCAGTCGCTCATAACGGGATTCCGAAAGAGGCTGCGCACCGTTACCGCTTTCAATTTCTGTTTTCAACCGTTCGTATCTGCCCATAGCGTTCCCCCTGTATTACAGACCATAGTTTTGAATCAGATTTTTGTATCCGTTATCGGAAAGGTCGCTTGCGGTTTGGCGTTCCAAAAAATCTTTCATTTCTGCTTTAGACTTGCCCATTTTCTTCATATAGTACAAAGTCTGGTTAATTCCGGCATATTGTATCCCGTACCCTGTGCTGTCAGAAGACTGACCACCGCTCTGCGCAGGAGTTCCCTGGCCTACCTCCCAGTCCTGGTATCCATCAAAAAGTCCGGAAGAACTGCTGAACCCATAGTTCTTAAAATTATTGGTGATGAAAGCCTTTGGATACCCAGACGCTTTTGCAGCGGCAAACAGTCCTT